CGCGGTGACGCGATGCCGGATGTGGATGCGGCGCTCTGGGAGGCGATCGCGCGCCTGCTGGCGTGGTATCGCGATCCGACGCTGGCATGAGTCTCCGACAACCGCGCGGCCGCTTCCGTCATCGCCTGACCATTGCCGGGCCGGGCGACGAAGTCTCCGATGGGCGCGGCGGCTGGACGATGGTGCCGACCGTCCTCGGCGATGTCGATGGCGACATCCGCCCGGCGCCCGTCCGCGAAATGGAACGCCTGATCGGCGGCACGGTGCAGGCGACGGCGTCGCACCTGGTGACGTTCGACTATCTGCCAGGGGTGACGCTGCAGAGCACGGTGACGTTTCACGATGACACCGTCGATCGGCTCTTCACGATCAGTGGCCTCACCGATCCCGATGAACGGCATGTGCTCCTGATCTGCGCCTGCGAAGAGGTCGTGCCGTAATGGCCGGCCTCCGCATCGACGGCCTCGACGAACTGCGCGACGCCATCCACACCTTGCCGACCGACCTGGCACGCGAGACGCGGCCGGAGGTCGAGGATGCCGCGGCCACGACGGCGAGCGCGCTGCGCGCGGCCTATCCCGTGCGGACCGGGAATCTGCGACGCGGGGTGCGCGTGCGGACGCAGACCACGGCGACCGGGACGACGGCGACGGTGCAGAGTACGGCCCCGTACGCGGCCGCCTGGGAGTTCGGCACGGAGATCCGCCGGACGCAGCGCGGGTGGAATCGCGGCGCCGCGCCGGCGCATCCCGGGCAGGGGCTCATGAGCCTCGCTGCGCGCCGGCGTAAGCAACTGCTGCCGCTGCTGGTCGATGTCCTCGAGCGCCACAATTTCCGCGTCGGGAGTTCGGCGGGATGAGCGACGCCGCTGAAATGGACGTCGCGATCTTCACGGTGCTGGATGATCCGGCGCTGCAGGCCTTGTTGCCGGATGGCGTCTATTGGGGCCAGGCCTCGCAGGGCACGATTCCGAAGACGAAGTTTGTCATCGTCGCGCAGACGCATCACGAAGATCAGTACGAGTTTCAAGACGAGGCGTTTGAACGGTTCATCTACCAGATCACCGCGCGGGCCAAAGAGAGCACGTCGGTCACGGTCGATACCGCGGCGGCGCGCATTCGCGTGTTGATGGCCGGGCTGACGACCGCGACCGGCTACGAGGTCGCGGCGGTGCAGCGTATCGAGCGCATCAAGTATCCCGATCCCGATCCCAGCGACCCGGCGACACTGTGGCAGCACGCCGGCGGCCTCTATGAAATTCTCGCGCAACCGACCATTCCGTAAGGAGCACCGATGGCGAGACGACACGGCAAGAACGGCAAAGTGATGATGGACCCGACCGGCAGCACGACGGTGGTGGAAGTGGCCTCGCTCAATGCCTGGACGCTGGACGCCTCAAGTGCCAACGTCGACGTAACGGCCTACTCAGACACAAACTTGCAATACGTCAAAGGTTTGCCGGATTACAAGGGAACCGTGGGCGGCTGGTGGGATGCGAGCGATACCGCATTCTTTGATGCGGCCTTCGCGCAGACCGCCGTGATGCTCGAATTGATTCCGTCGACGCTCGATGCGACGGCGAAATTCAGCGGGCTCGGCTATGTCGATGCGTCCATCAACTGTCCCGCCGATGGCGCCGTGAGCATTAGCGGCAACTGGGTCGCGGCTGGGAACTGGACGTATACGCCCGGGGTGTAGCGGATGGCGATCTTGCGGGGTGCGAAAGGCCTGATCCGCTGGGGCTATTTCCACGCCGCGGCGCTCCAGGGTTTCCACATCACGCGCGATGCGCGTGGTTATCAGCTCACCGGGAACTGTGTCCTGCGCGATGCCTACAATCTGGCGCAGCGACCGTTGACGTTTGCGATGACCGTGCAACTCGGCCCGCCGCCGCATCGCACGGTCGAATGGACCTGGCCGATTGAGACGCTAACGCTCGAGCCGAGTGGCACCTTGCGGGCCCGGCTCGGCAGAAAGAAACCCGATGGCGCGCTGTTGGTTCGTCACCCCAGTCGTGATCCGGTTGCCGCTCAGTGACGGCCAGTGGATCGACGTCAAACGGGATCTCTCCATCGGTGAACAGGAAGAGATGTTTGCCGGCCTGTACCGGGCGACGGAACGCGGGCGCCTGCGCGCGGAGCCGGTACTGGTCCAACGTGCGAAAGTCCTGGCGTATGTCGTGGCCTGGTCGCTCACCGATCAACAGGGCGCGCCGGTGCCCGTGTCGGTGGATGCCTACAAAAATCTCTACAGTGCGGAAGCGCGCGAGATCATCGAGGCGATCGAAACGCACGAAGACCAGCGCGACCGCGAGCGGACTGAGGAAAAAAAACGCACCCCGGTCACCTCGAGTCACAGTTCGCCATCTGCCGCGCCATGGGATGGAGCTATCCCGACCTGATGGCCTTACCCGCCTCACTCTACGGCGATCTGGTGCGGTGGCTGAACCAGCAGCACGCGCAGGGCGCATCTGATGGCGATTAACGCGACCTTCCAGGCCGATTTCACGAATTTCCTGAGCGGTGTCGAGAAAGCCGAACGGGCGCTCGGCGGCTTTGAACAGGGCGCGAGCAAGGCGGATAAGTCCGTTAGTCAACTGTCAACGGCCTGGGGCGCCTTCCAGGGCGTGCTCGGCGCGTTCGGGCTGCAGGCCAGCATTGGCGCCGTGATCAGTTTCGGCAAAGAGATTCTGGCCGATGCCGACGCGCTCGAGAAACTCGCCGACCAGACCGGGATCAGCGTCGAGCAATTGCAGTTCCTCCAGCAGGCCGGCCAGGATGCCGGCGTCAGCCTGGACGCGATGACCGGCGCGGTGTCGACACTGCAGGCCAAAGTGGGGCAGGGCGACACGGGCGCGATCGGCGCCTTAACGTCGCTGGGGATCACCGTCGCTGATTTCAAAGCGATGGACGAACCGTTTCACGACATTGCGCAGGCCATCAGCGAGATTGAAGATCCGATCGAACAGGCGCGCGTGGCCTCGGAACTCTTCGGGACGCGCTGGAAGGATCTGGCCCCACTGCTGAAGAAAGGCATGGAAGACGCGCGCGACAGTGCCTCCATCATGAGCCGCGATACGGTCGCGTTCTTCGGCGCGATGGGCGACGCCGCGGACGGGTTCTGGACTCGGCTCAAAGCCAAAGCGGCCGAAGCCGCGCATGAAGGCTGGTTAGGGATTTCGTTTGGCACGGCGACGGCGCAGGCGAAGGTGTTTCAGGACACGGTCAACGACATCAAGTTGCCCGGCATCTTCATGGAGGGCTTGGCGAAACCCGGCCTCCCAGCGGATCTCGACGCGATCAACAAGAGCCTTGACGACGGCTTGAAAACCGCGAAGGACAGTACGGCGGCGTGGCAGACCTGGAAGGATGCCGTCGACAAGGTCAATATCGCGACCGGCTATTTCCAAACCATCATCGACACGATTCCCGGCGACGTGCTCGAAGCCATGAAGGCAATGCACGAACAGGGCGCGGCGGCGAAAGACCTCGGCGATATGTTCGGCCTCACCAACATCCAGGTCGAGGCCTTCAATGCGCTGCAGAAAGATGCCGCGGCGAAAACCGATTTCGCGTCGGCCGCCCTGGCGCGGCAAAAAGAAATCCAGGCCTTGATGTTGAAAGCGACGAATGACCGCGTCGTCGCCCAATTGAAAGCCAGCCAGGACTTGCAAGCGGCCTCGGAGGCGGAGCTCGCCGCGGCGCTCAAAGCGGAAGAGTGGTGGTCGAAGAAAACCGAGACGACGAAGAAAGACACCAAGGCGGTGGAGGACGCGACGAAAGCAACCGGCGTCTACATGAACCAGTTGCACATGCTGGTCGATGATCCGAAGCTCGCCGCATTCTTCGGCGGCAATCCCGTCGCGACCACGCTCTATAGCGGCGGCCACGGCGGGCTCACGCCGGAAGAAGCCGCCTCGATGGCCGCGGGCATCTTCATCAATGCCGCGGTCGGCGGTGAAAAATTCTGGGGTACCTCAGGCCGCTGGGGCGGCGGCGGGTATCCCGGTCGCGCGGCCGGCGGCCCGGTGTCGGCCGGCCGACCCTACATGGTCGGCGAGCAGGGGCCGGAACTCTTCGTGCCGAGTCAAAGCGGCCGCATTGCCGCGAACGGTGGCGGCGTCACCGTCGTCAATACCTTCCACGTCAACGGCACCGCGCAGGACGTCGCGCGGCAGATTGCCGACGTGCTTAATCGCCAGGTGATGCAGGGGCGGAAGTTGTCGGGGAGCTGATGCCGTATCAACCCGCGCTGCTCGGCACCGCTCGCCTCAATAACTTCCGGCTGAACTATCTGCCGGCGGGCGTCGCGCCGATTCGCGAGACGCGCATTCTGATCTTTCTCGATGGCGTGCTCGTGCGCGACCGCGTGCGGCGGGGCAGTGTGACGATTCACGACGTCCTCAACGACGTGCCGAACACCTGTCAGTTCGCGATCGATGGGACGCCGGCGCCGGAGCCCGGGATGCAAGTCCGCATCACGATCAACACCAATACGCCGCGGTTGTTGTTCAATGGCACGCTCGAGACAGCGGCGCTCACCTACGAAGGGAAGCCCGCGCATACCGTCTATGCGTGCAGCGCGACCGACGACACGATGCGCGCGGACAACCGGCGCCCGTTCGCCTACTACCCGAACGTC